GCCCTCACGCAGAGGGCGTCGGCTCTAGGCTACTAACCTAGAGGGGGCTACCGATGATACTCCCACCACGAATCCACATCCCGCCCATCGTCCGCATCGCCCGGCGCGTTGAACATGCCCCGCTCGAAGCGCGGACGCGGACGGTCGGAGTCGTCGTCGGCCGAATCCATCTCGGAGATAGAGATCCCGCCCGCCAGCGGCGTGCCGAGACCGGCGCCGAACTTCTTGTCCAGGCGTTCCATCTGGACGGCGATCGCATCGTACTGCTCGCGGCGCTTGGAATACTGAACCCTAACCGACTCGACGGACGTATCGACCAGCCGCGCATACTTCGCCGCCAGCGTCCGCGCAGCCTGCGCCGCAGCGGCATAGATCGCATCGCCCGTCTGAGCGAGGAAGAACGCAATCTCGGCGTCCTGGAGCTGCTGATCGTTCGTGTCCGTGTCGCCCACCAGCAGCCGCACGGAGTCGCGCCGCTCGTCGGCGGTCGAGGTTCCGGGCGTGGCTGAGTAGGTCCAGGCCATTAGGCGTCAAGCGTCCCGTGATTGGTCTCGGCGCGGTTCGCCCGAATGGCCTCGCGCTGCTCATCGGCGCGGAGCTTCCGAGGCGCGCCCTCGCAGTCGGCTATCTCCCAGAGTTCGTTGCGGTTCAGTTCGTCGAGGTCGTCAGGCGCTTGTTCGGTGACTTGTTCGGTGACTTGTTCGGGCTCGGCCACGACTTCGAGCTCTGCCACGGATGCCGCCTCAACCTCAACCCTCGGCGCAACACTCCACCGCTTCGCCCCAGGCTGCGCCGTGAACACGGGCGCGTCCTCGTGATCAAGAAAGCCCGCCTCGTAAAGCTGGCGCACACGGCGCGGCTCGACGCCGTACCGCTTCCACTCGAATGCGTCGCCCGGTGCGAACGTGCGCCCCGCGCCCTTGAACGAGCGGCGGACCACGAGAGTCTTTCGGCCATCCCATTCTTCTCGGGTGAAGCGGCGCATGGTCGATCTCCGTCGGGTGAATTAGGCTCGAGGCCGTAGCCACGAACAAGCCTTAACCCAAGGCCAAGGGGATTACCGTAACGCCAAGGCGCGCGTCGGGAGCGCGCCCTAGCGGGTCGTCAGGCCACAAATGCCCAGCGGATCAGAGGACAATCCCGCTGAAGAAGTAGCCCAGATCAGCCGACACCAGCTTCATGTCGTAGGCCATCTCGGCCTCGACTTCCACCGACTTCAGTTCAGGCCGATCGTACCGGGACGTAGCGACACCCATCGGGTTCGTGACGCCGGTGTACTGGTTCCAGCTGAAAACGTAACCAGCAGCCGGAACCATCAGCCCCGGAGCGTCCGGCGAATGCACCAGCAGCGCATTCTTGCCGACCACGAAGCCGCTCGACTCGGTGGCACCCTCGATTGCGGAGTTGTACACCGCGTTCGAAACCAGCACTTCATCGAGGTCGAAGATTTGCGCCATCGCCTGGAGCATGATGACCGCCGGGCTGTTCGGGCCAACGCCGCCCGAGGCCTTGATGCGGTCGATCACGTCCGGGTGATTGCGAAGCTGCGAGTACACCTCGCGCCCCAACACGAGCTTGTTGGGCTTCATGCCCGTGGCGCCGAGGATCGTGTCGATCCCTTCTTCGACATCCTGGATCGGGTCCGAGTTGGTGTAGTCGGACCAGTAGGTCGTCTCGCCCGAACCGACCGAGCCGGACGAATCGCCCGTCACGTCGGTGCCCCAGACCAAGGTCGTCATGAAGGTCGATGCGAAATCACGCTCCTGCTTGATCAGCATCTTGTTCATGAGCACCTCGGCGGCAGCAGCCTCCGGGTCGATTGCCGGATCGGCGTTCGCCACCGTCTGATACGGAACCCTCTGCTTGAGCGCTAGCACGTCGGCGAAATACTGCGCCGTTGTCAGGCTGTAGTCCGCCAGAGCGGCCTCGGTGCCGGGGCCTCGGACAGCCGCCTCGTCACGGTTGAAGGAACCGCGATCAAAGACGAAATACCTGTCCGACTGCTTGGACACCTGGACTCGGGGGAAGACCCGAGGAAAGACAAAATTGCTCTGTGCCTGCAGAAACGCAACGCTAACGTCGGTCAGCGCGGCGTCGACATGCACGTCACTCGGAGTCGGTCGCATGGCTATAGCTCCTTAGCTGACCAGTTAGGCAACGGTGCCGTTGGGGTTGAAGATGATCTCGACAACCTCACCAGCCGTCGTGACGGTCGTGAGTGCAACGCCGAGAATCTCGTCGCCGGTCGTGGCAGCAGCCACAGCGCGGCCCGAGGAGTCGCAAGCGATCTTGCCGCCTGCCGTGATCGCACCGCCGGCCGTGACCTTAGTCTTACCGAGGATGCAGACGGTCGCCGCACGGCCAGCCGCAGCCGGATCGTTCAGCAGCACGCCGTCGGCTTGTGCGCCGTCGCCGGTTGCGTCGATCTGGCCGTCGGATGCGACGGAGACGAAGAAATACTGCTTTGCCGAGAGATCGTCGCCCGCTTCGAGCGAGACAACCAGGCTGTCGTCAACAATAGCCATTGATCAGGCTCCTTAGTGGGTGGCGATTTGCGCGCGGAGGCGCTTGCCATCGGCGGACTTCCACACGGCGGCGCGAGCTTGCGCATCCGTGAGGCTCGGGTCTTTCTCTTGCAGCGCCTTGGCGAGACGCGCGACCTCGGCTTGCGGGTCATTCGGGTCAGCATCGCCCGTCGCCGTTTTGCCGATCTCGATGAAGTGCGCCCGCGTAGCGTTGTCGGCAGCCTTCAGCGTCTCGATGACCTGGCCGCGCACGGCCTCGTCCTCGATGCCATCGACGGCCTTGATCAGCGCCATGCGCGCATCGACGGAGCCGGCCAGATTCGGCAGCTCGGCTTCGGCACGCTTGGCGAGAGCTTCGCGCTCGCGCTCGGCTTCGAGCTTGGAGATGCGCTCCAGCGCCTTCAGCATCGGAGCCGGCACGGCCGACTTCTCGATCAGCTCGCCTTCGACCTCGATCATTTCCGGCTCGGCACGCTTCGTCAGCGTGACTTCGCCGTCTTCGGTGGCAACCTCGAAGCCTTCGGCCTCTGCCGCCTTGGTCACTGCGGCGAGTTGAGTCTCCAGCTCGCCCAGCCGTTGCTCCAGCTCTTCAGGGGCCATATCGCCCTCCTTGTTTACGCTGGTTTCAGTTGAGCCGGGCGAACCGGCGCCGTTGTCGGGAGAAACTTCGTCGGTGGAGTCGTTCTTCTTGGTAGAGCCCATGACCGCAGCCATCGCCTCCTCCTCGGTCATGTTTTCCTTTTCCATCATGTCGCGGACCTTCTTCTTGTCCGCGTCGCTCATCTTGTCTTTGGAATCCATGTATCCAGACCCTTTAGTCATCTCGTCAGAAAGATCAATCGACTCCGGCGCGCGCTTGTACAGCACAACCTTCGCGTGTTGATTCGCGCCGTTGTCGACCAGCGACACCTCGTCCAGCTTGATCGCGCGCAGTCGCTTAGGCATCGCCCGAACCCTCTGTGCCGTCCTCGTATGCTTCGGTGATTGCATTCCCGCCGATCGAAAAGGCGGACAGCTCGCCCGACTTCACGCGCGCCCAAGTCTCGTCGTCGGTAATCTTCTGCGCGATGATCCAGCCCTCGCGCTCCGACTGGATGCCGAGCGCCTTGGCAAGCTCGTTAGTCAGCGGGAACGAATGGACGACGTGGCCGACTTGCTCGCCCTCGTGCATGGCCTTGGCAACGCGCACGTCCAGCATGAACTCGGTCGCGGCCTTGGAGATTTCCTCGGGGCTGATCACGTCGCCCTGCTTATCCACGACCGGGACGCCCTTCTCGGTCACGACGCTCGCCCAGCCCCAGACGATGCGCTCATCGTCGTCGGCCTTGAGGATCGTGCCGGACAGCTCGACGCCGACGGATTCCACCCCCTCACCCTGACCGTTGTACTGGGAAGCGTCCGAACCAAAAAAAACACCGCCCGAATCTGACACATCCGACTTCATCAGGCTGGCGATGGATTCGAGCAGATTGGCAACACGGCCGGACATAGAGTGCTCTCTTTCCTCGGACTCAAGGTCGTCCGAATATTCGTCCGCACCATTATCAATTATTCCGGCGCGCGCCTCAACAGCCTTGTTATACGCCTCATGGTCAGGGCCTGGCATGTAGGCGGCTGTACCATCGGCGGTATTGTGGACGTGGATCGCGCCATCGGAGAAGCCAAGCTCGAGCGCGCGGGTGACGGCCTCGGCGGGAGTGGTGTATACGTCCTCGACTATTTGGCGCTTGGTTGTTTCGGTTTCGGTCATGACTTCATCCTCGGAGCCGGCAACCTTTGACAGAATCTCGCTCACAGATTCGCCCGGTTCCCACATGCGGCAGCTCCAATAGCGCGCCGAAGTCTTATCGGTAGCGGTGTCGCACGAATGCCGAGCGCGGAAGTTTGCGCGCGCTTCCGGGTCGTCGCGGCGGATTTCCATATCGGGCGATCCGAACGTGACGCGGCGCACCTTGTCGCCGTCCTTGACGTAGACGCCAAACTTCTTGGAGGACCCTGACGGCAGCCTGAAGGGGCGGTCTAGTTCTACGTCGCGGCCTTGATACTCGGCCTTCTCAACCCCTTCCGGGGAAGCCTTCCGCGTCGACAACGGATGCTTAGACGGCAGCAGGTCCGTGTCGTGCTTCCCAGACCGGAAGCGCCCCGTGCGGATCGTGCGGAGGAAGTTGTTGACGCGCGCCATCGCCCACTGCTCGGGAGAGTTGACCGAAGGCCGCACGCTCTCGGGATTGGTCCGGTACGCCCCGACGCCTCGGTTGTAGACCTGCTCCAACATGGGCAGGGAGACGCGCCCCTTGTCGCCGTGCTCGGCGTTGTGGTCCGTCACCTTGTTTTCGAGGGACTGGCGCGCGGAGGCGGATAACTCTTTGCGGGTGCGGCGTCGGCCCCGGGTCCAGTCCGTGCTAGGCACATGCACCGCATTCGGCGTCGGGCTCATCTTGTCGGTCTCAGAGTCCGAACCAGGCGAGGAGCCTTTCGCCCACTTCCCGTCTGGGGTTTTCTCATACCCCGCTCGACTCAGAGCCGCCCACGCCGAAGCAAAGGCGCGCGTCTCGGACAGCCCGCGCGCGAGCTGGGAATTGATCACGTTCCGCATGATGCTCTGCCCGGCGTCCGGCACGTTGTCGGTGATGGAGCTCGGCATCTCGGAATTGCGAGCGTACGGCATTAGTCGTCCCCTTTGGGCGGTAGCCCCGTGCGCTTCAGAATCCGCGTCTTCGTGACGTGATACCAAATCGCCGCAATACCAGCGCCGATTGCCACCACGCCGCCGATGAGCTGCACGACTTCGTTGAGCTGCGCGATGCTCACGCCAGCGAATATCGTGATGCTGGTCGCGGCCAGCGTGTCCGCCGTCTTCGTATCGGGCAGTGCCATCGCCCTGATCCCCGTATCCATGCCCGCCATACCTCGGCTGTCAGGCCGGCTCGATCCAGCCAAACAGCCCCGCTGTGATGTCCGCCGCCTTGTCCGTCGTGGCGGTGAACCCGACCCACTCGCCCGCACTGATCGGGAACGGGCCGAAATTCGCCAACGTCACGGAACTATCCTGCACCGCAACAGCCCCGACAGGGTGCAGCACCCCGTCTTCCGCGAACGAGTCGCCATTGATCTGGGTCGTCTGAAGCTTGATGACGACGCGCGCCGCAGAACTACCCGATGCCGATCCGCCATAAATCGACGTGATCATCAGCCGCTTGCCAGCCGGAATGCGTTGCAGCGACGTGTTGAATTGAACACTTCCTGCCGGGATGCGCGCGTACGTCGTGCCGCCGCTTGACATCGTGATATTCCCGACCACGACCCCGTCGAGGCTGTAGGCGTTATTGATCGCGCGGATGTCGGTCGCCGTCGTCGTGACGGAACTCGTGCCGTTGAGGACCACCGTCTCGGTGCGCTCGATCAGATTGCCGTCAAGATAACGAATCGTGATGCGCCCGGTATCGGATGCGCTACTTGACACAATCGTTAGCTGGATGTTGTCGGGCACCGTCAGGGAGTTCGGCATTCCGGGCTCCCAGATGACAGCCTCGGTAGCTGACCCGGACGTGACCAGCTCGCCGTGCGTGTAGTAGGGGGCCGCGCCCGCGACCAGTCCGCGCGCCACGTCGGCCGCGTACATGTTGCGCCACTGCCGCTCGTCCCAGGATCGGTGCGGGCCGCTCATGCTGCGGGCTCCAGGCCGACGAGCTCGGGGGAGAGAACCCGCTGAAACACGGCGCACCGGCACTGAATCGAGTTAGCCGGGTCCGTCAGCGGGTCGGCCGGGAAACGGATCGGCCCGAGCGGCGAGGCGAACGGCTCGTCCAGCCCGACGCCCTCGGGGTTCATGCGCGGGATGGCGATATGCGCATCTCGGGTACGGCCGTCACGAGTCGGCACCCAGGTCCGCCTAACCTGCCGCGCATCAATCAGCCCCGCATCCACCTGGCTGCGGATGTACTCGTCCCCGCCACCGGACAGCGCGCGGATAGCCTCGGTGCGCCCGATCACCTCGGAACGGTACATCAAGTACCGCTCGCGGTAGCGGTTGACCATCTTGTCAATCTGGGCGGGGGTCAACTCCTTCTCGCCCGAAATCGCGCGCCGGATCGAAGAATCGAACCGCTTATCCCGGAGCGCCCGATCCAGCGCCTGACGGTCTCCCGTCTCCAGCATCCGGCGGAAGTTGGAGACGGCCCGCTCCTGCCGCGCCGTGAGCCCAATACTGCCCCGAATCCGCCTCGCCGTGTCGCGGGGGTTGATGCCCTGCGGGACTTCCGTCCTCACAATGTCGCGGACGACAGCGCGGACGCCCTCGGACACCTCGCGCACACGCCGCGCGCTGATGCGCTCCGCATACGGCCCGACGCGGGGATTGGCGACGTTGAACACGAAGTTGACCGCCTGCCCCTGGGGGTTTCTCACCGGAGCCTGAAGCGATGCCGTCAGTTCCGCCCCAACAAACGCAGCCGCCGCAATCGCGGCAGCAGCCGGCGCCAACAAGTTTTCAATGGGGAGGGAGTCAATGAGCCTGACAACCTGCCCAGGCCGCTCGCGCAGCAGTTCCTCAAGCTCCGACAGGGACAGCGATTGACGGATCGACTCGAAGGCGTCGAGGATGGCCCGCGCGATCTTGCGCGCGTTGCCGTCGTGGGCGCGTTCGATAGCCGCGAGGATGTCGGCGCGGGATGCCATTACCGGCCTCTAATAAACCGCTCGAGCTCGGCCGCGATGACGAGGCAGAGTGTTGCGAGAGAGACGAAGGTCAGGCAGGCGATTAGGAAGTCGAGCATCTTTAGGCCTCCTGATCGGGGTCGGGTTCGGGGCCAGTCTCGGATCCACTAGGCGGCGCCATCCCCATCATATCCGGGTCGCTCCCCATTCCATCGGTCGGCAGGTCCGCCGCCTCACGCAACACCGTCTCGGTTTCTTCGTCCAGGATGGTGTAGCCCGACGAAGCCAGCGCCTTGATGTAGTCGCCAAGCTCGGTCAGGTCTGCCGGAGCCACAGCGCCGGGGACGATGGTCGGAATCAGATCGGGATTGAACCCGTTGAGCGCCCAGAGCCTCGGCATGAGCTGGCGATTCAGCACGCCCGCGATCATTTGGGCA